TTCAGTTACCGCGTCTGCCATGATTTCATCGCTCATGTTACGAATCCTCTTTCGAGTAGGGTTAATTGTATCAAATTAGCGTGACTTGCGCTTTTTCTTGCGCTTGTCTTTCTTGTGGTACGGCATACGTCCTCCTATTCAGGTACAGGCACCCACCAGTGCCGACAGTTGTAACCACCTCTTACACGGAACGGGTCGCCAGAGCGTTTGCCCTGCCACGAGTCGTCCCATATCTCGTATATCTCGTCAGTCGTGTATTCCTTACCGACGTGCTTCTGACAGAAAGGACGCGTTGTCTCAATCGTATCACCTTCGTAGCGGAACTTGGTAATGCCTGCCTCTGCCGCCGCCGCTTGCTGTACCGACGAGCTAAACTTAAACAGTGCGTCATGTAGCATCGTCTTAGAGTAGCGTTGCAGGTCAGCGTCTAGCAGGTTGTTTAGTTCAGACAGACTTGCGCTGAATGGCGTACCCGACAGCGTGTTGTTGTACACCTGCTGATACAGTGCCTCTGCAAAGTCGTCAGCCAATGCCTCATGACCCGTGAAACTAAACTGTTGAAGCTGTCCAATGACTGACTGTGGTACGCGGAAATCGGCAAACTGCTCCATAAACTCCTGTGTCAGTGCTACAGCGTCAGGGTACTCGCGCACAATCTCGTCAATGACTGTTAGGTACTCATCGCGTACAAGGCTGTCTATTTGCGCTCTTAGGTCTAGTGCGGCATCTAGGTCAAACAGTTGCCCATCACGTAGCGGAAGGCCAGCAAGCGCATCTGTGAGCCTACGACGTAGCGACTCCATAGCGCGTAAGAGGCGACGCTCATGCTCCGAGGTCGCCCGTTCTAATGCGCGTGTAAGTTCCTCACTGTCCATCTGCTGGTGCTACTGTGAAGTCACCCAGTGCCTGCTGTCCCTGCTCAATCTCAGTGTGTGCTTGTGCGAGCATTTCGTCATCAAGTAGCAGGTCGGCAATCTGCTTATCGACTGCCTGTGCGAATGTAGTAGAGCGGACGCCTGACGCCTTAGCTTGTTGCAGATAACGCAACTCAGATTCGTAGTCGCGGATATCGAAACTGTCGGGGTAGCTAATCTCTACCTCGTGCAGAGCGTGTCCCTGCCATGTACACCACAACTGCCATAACTGCTCTTCGGCTAACTCTAGGATGTCAGCTTTCTCAGCGAGTTTAGCGTTCAGCATTTGAAACTCTGTCTGCATAGCCACGCCTGACTGCGTGATTGCCTCTGTGCCACGGACTGCGCCCATGTGGGCCATGCGGTTAATCGACTCAATCTTGTCCTCAATAGAGGCGCGTATGGCGTCGAGGTTAGCACCGCTTGGTTGCATCTGGTACGGCTTGAGTGCGCCGTCCATGTCATCACTAATGTTAATCACCGCACCTGCGCCAGCACTAGCGTCGGTGTCGTAGGTCTTAACCAGTGTCGGGTGGTTAGAGATGCGAATCAGTTGCTCGATTTCCGATAGCTCTTGGTAGATAGCCTGTTGCATATACGAGATATCAGAGATGTCGCTGATGCCAATCCCACGAACAACAGAGCGGTTAGAGGGTAGATGTACTGCGGGTATCTTGCCGATAGGGTTGTCGATAGTCTCGATGACGTTAGCCTCGTCACCGTGGTAGCGCACTAGCTGTATTGTCTCTCGCGTCCAAATACGGAAAAACGTCTCGGTCGTTGTGCCGTCGATACGGTTTACTGACTCCCTTACTTTCATGTAGGTCAACTCATGCCGACCGCTAGGCTGTCGCTCGTACTTCCAGTCGTAGACATTCTCAGGCGTAATCAGCGTGACGTAGGGCCGAATTTCCTGCGCTAGTTCTTCTGCCCGTGTGCCTGCTGTTGACTGCGGCTTATCAAGCATAATCCAGACGTGACCGTATACGCTTGACCATATCTGCGCCTCACGCATAAAGCTATTAAAGCTCTGCCCGTCGAGGTTACTGTCCTTGAGAAACGCCTCTAGGTCGGCACTGCCTTCCATCTGCTGATAGTTACGAGTAGGCGGCACACGCCACAGGAATGACGAGTAGACATGCACGACATTACGGCAGTGATTGTCTAGCGGTGTTAGTGCTAGTCGTCTGCTGTAAGCGTTCTTGTCTTCGTTAAGGTAGCTGGTCAGGTATGACCCATCTCTATAGTCCTGCCCACCCATGTAGCTTCGGAGGTAAAACTCCCAGCGAGCGATATTGTTTTCGTAATCGGGGTGCTGGTATTCAATGTCTTCGTAATACATTTACGTCCACCTCTGCGGGGCTTGCGGCGCGTTTGCCTTTCTAATTGGGAATAGATACTCCACCGCATAACCAAGCGCGTCGTTCATGTGGTCAAAGCCATCCTTCTCGGGCTGACTGGTGCCTTCCTTGTAGGTATGGCGTTCCAATGACTCAATCACCTTCTTGCACTTAGGGTCAACGTATAACCGCCGCTGTCCATCGTTTGATAGTAAGCGACTGTTTACCGCGTTAATTCTGTCTCGTACTGCCGCATGAGAGTTTCGGACGCGTACCTCGAAACCCGCGTTCTGCAATATAGACAGGTCTGTCCTGCCACCTGCGCTTGTCTTACGTTGCCGACTCGCAGGGTCAGGGTATATCACTATTGTACCATTTCCGTAGCGTTCGCGAAGCTCTGCGACCATCTCATCGGTATTTGAGCCGAACATCACAATTTCGTCGAAGATATGGAGCGTGTCGCTCTTGCGTGTCATCAGCACAGCAGACATCGGGTCTAGGTTAAAGTCCATGCCGACGTGTATGACATGACGGTCATCAGTGTGTCGTCGGACAGATTCCTCACGCTTAAAGCTGTAGTAAATGACTCCCGAGAAATTAAGAAATTGCGCTTCGTATTCCTGCTGAAAGGTGCGCTCATCCAAGTCGCTTCTTGCGCTCTCAATCTCATCTGGCGGGACATTACCCCCCTCAATGGTCGTGTACTGGTAAGACTTCCATCCTTCATCGCTATCCACTCCTTTGCCATACAAGTCATAAAAGTGATTGCGGCCTTTGGGCGTACCAATGAATAGCGCCGAGCCTTGTTGATGTCTGCCAGATAGCGACGGACGTATAACCTCGTACCATGCTTCAGGTTTCATGTCGGCAAATTCATCAAGCACTACGAAGTCTATTGCTCGCCCTCGCAGGTTGTCAGGCTTTTCAGCGCCCTTGAGAGATATGCTAGAGCCATTCATAAAGTCGATTTTTAACGCAGTTTCATTCGTCTTAGAAATATACTCATGAGGTATTTGGCTTATAAGCATGTCCCAGCACACGTCCTTCGAAGCCTTATACGTAGGGGAGAGGTACCAAACGTTTTGATTTGGCTTTGCCAATGCGCGATTAAGTAGCTCTGCTGTGCTTAGGAATGTTTTACCGAAACGCCTGCCAGCAACGACAACACGAAAGCGGTCAGGGCAGGTAAAAATGTCAGACTGTGGTGGTGTCAGTTGCATTAGTTAGCTGGATAACAACTGGCGGCAGGTCAGTGATTTCGCTCTGCTCTTCCTTCATGTCTGGTAGGTACTTGTTGAGTAGTCTGATGCGTTGCTCGTTTGCAATTTTTAGCTGTTGCAGACGCTTATCGAAATGCTGGTCAGACTCAGGGTCTAGCTGTTCGATTTCTTCAATGTTATCAAAGACGTACTCGAGCCGACCTCTCTCGGCTAAATAAGCCCGTAGCTCGTCTTGTCGAATGCCTCTTTCACGTTGCGCTCTAGTCTTCGCCATAGTCTAAAGGTGACGGTATACCTTCGGCCCAATAGAGGCCATGTGTTTGCCCGTCTCTTACTTCTCCGCGTTTGATGTCTTGGTCTGACATGGGGAAAGTCTCTACTGCGCCGTCATCGAATGCGACCAAGTAGCTACCTTCGTGCCTTGGCATACTGCCCTGTACTACGGGCCGCCAATCTATTGTTACTGTCTGCAACATATAGTGTCCCCCGCGACATATTATACCAATATATGCCAAAAGGGTGCGGACAATAAATAAGCGGTATTTATTTGCCGCAAAAAAAAGCCCGTACAAGACGGGCAAAGGGTTTCTCACACCATCGTGCTACGGACTGTAGCGGACGATTTCTAAGGGCGGCTCTTCATTGGTTTTAAGTTTGACCACCCTGTAATCTGATAGTACGGCCATGTCTTCCTGATGCCGTGTTGCCATTGCTTGTGCGGCTTGCATTGCGATGACCCAGTTTTCTAGCTCCTCGTCAGTCGCTCGTACAAACCTGCTGATAAAGTTTTCGCCAATCGGGATGTCCGTCTCTTCCATTGGTCTGCCCCCACAGTTCCACCATTTCACAGTACTCCTGTTCTACCAGAAGCTCGTCCTCGTAGTCACCTTGCCCTGCTATCCCGAACGCCGTGAAAATCAAGATGATTGCTATAATGCCTAGCGCCATCGCATCCGTCGATAATTCCTTCATACAAAACCCTCACTTTCTCGTTATTGCGCAACTTATTCAAAGCCGCTGTTTCGATTTGCTTAACCCGCTGACGTGATATGCCCATAACTGCGGCTACCTCTGTCAGTGTCATTTGCTCCGTAAACTTGCTCATTTGCCCCCCAAAAAACATAAAACTTACGACTCCCATACTTGCACAATGTCACCACCCAGCGCGTCCTTACGCTGTAATTGACGTACAGGCTTGCGAGGAAACTTTTTAACAGCAGTCTCATAATCCCAAACTGTGCGCATCCAAGTTTTGGGCTGTCCTTTTTCGTAGTGACGGACAACAAGATGGGTTCTAATTTCTGCGACAGTTGGCTCTGCGGTGTCGTATTGATAAGTCATGTCGTTGTCCCTTCAGTAAGTGGCTGTTTCCTCAGCCGATGTGAGTAATTTACTAACTACTTTTATCCCTTGCAAGCACTTTTTTATCTTGTTGTGTAAATAATATGGGGGAAACGGGGCAATGTGACAAACGTGACATTTTTAATTACCCGTAATGACGGGCAATCTCTGCAACGAATTGGTCTTCGTTAGGGTGACGGGATAGGCGCTTCAGATATTCCTCTTCGCCGATGCCCTTGTCTCTACCCAGTCGATTGAGTAGCTCTGTGATTTTGTCGGTTACGACAATGTGATGCCGCTCGCCGAAATACTGCCGTTGGCTCTGTACACACATGACAACATCCTCCTGTTGCCCTGCTATTATAGCACATGGGCAATCAGTTATACGAAACCATCACGTAGTCGGGGTTCTGCTCTTTCTTGCGTATCTCTTCGCGGTAGTGCTTTGCTATCTCATCTCTGACCGCTTTATTCTCTTTCAGTATCCCACGGCACTTTTCAGTCAGTAGCTCTAAATGCCCTGCGCCTAGCTCTGTCTCTAGCCACCCGCTGAAAGCTAACGGATTCTCAGTCATGACTCGGTGATGGTGGTGGCACAGCGTGACTGCGTTATCCATTGAGTAACGGACAATCTTGCGCCGCCTACCGTAGATGTGTGCGCACTCTAGCGACTGGTCAGTGCCGCAGACAAGGCAAGCGCCATCTCGAAGCCTTACGGCCTTGCTAAACCAGATATCAGCGTTGGTTCGCTTTATCGCCATAGTACGTCTCTTTGGTAAATTGTCGCTCGCGCAAGATGGCCTTTTCCCAGTTGCCGCAATCGCAAAACCAGCCTCTTAGCTTGCCGTTGTCACCTGTGAATTGTGGCCTCATGCTTGTGCCGCAGTCAGTGCATTTCACTGGGTAGCCTCCAGTCTTCAATGTTTGCAAGCAAAGCCGTGAGCCAAGAAGTAGTAAACGACTCAATATCCACATCTATCGTAATCCCCTCGGGACAGGCTACGTCGATATAAACGTCAGTCATGTCGTCATTGCGTGTGTTTGTTGTTGCCGCTGTAATCGCATCGACCCTGCACACTACTTGCCCACCGTCAGGTAGTGGCATGGACAATATCGGCATTTTAGTGGTCACTGTAGCGCCTCGATACCTACCTTGAAGCGGCTAAACTCACCATGCTCCTTGTCCAATACTACACAACTAATTGACCGCTGTGACCCATAGCCACTGGCTGAGTGCCATGCGTCTGGTGGTGGCAGTACACTCCAGCTTTCCCACGTAAGCCCGCCTAGCTCTTCTGCTTGCTTATGATGGATATGACCTGTCCACGCAAAGCGATATTTAGTGCGCCCCCACTGCTCGGCATAGTCGCGTGTGATTGCTTCGTAAAGTTGTCTAGTGCGTATCTTGTCGCCGTGATGCGTAACGACAAAGTTGTTGCCCCACTCAAAATGGATAAACTTGTTAAAGTTGTCGAACACCTTAACGCGCTTTTCTTTCTCGTAGTACATGCGGAGCATCTCGTTAAGCCATAGCGAGGCGTCAGGGTCATGATTACCGCGAGCGTTAATTAGCCATACCTCATCGTACTGCTGAAGCATACGGGTCACTATGATTTGGAATAGATTGCCTGCGGCGCGTATCGTCTTTCCTGCTCTGCCATCAACGTCTAACGGCGTCCCTGAGCCTGTCTCGCCTTTCAGGTTGTTCGCATGAATCATGTCGCCTACGTTGAGCAGAACGCCTACTGAGCAGTCGCCTGTGCTTTCCAATAGCTTATCGACGCCTTTTATTAGCGTGTCTTGTGCTATGTGCAAGTCCCAAGGGTCACTACCCGTCTCAGGACTCCACGCCAGCATGCCGAGGTGATGGTCGCCAACGATAGTGACGGCCATACGCTCTTTTAGTTTCTTAGCTTTGCTTTTCTTGACGGGCTTCGCGAGTCCTTTCAACTCGTCTTTCAAGCCCTCTTTAAAATGTTCTAGTGCGACCTGTAGCGCATGCTCTTTGTCTGACTGACTTTTCACCCACTGGGCAACAGGCTTTCCGTCCGTGTACAGAGTCGAGACACCCTTAACGGTAAACCCGTCAGGGACAGGATGCGTGTAGTCGTGGTCTGGACTGTAGCCCTGCTTTGCGGCATAACCTTTAACCGTCTGCAAGTGGCTGATAACGGTGCTTCGTGCTAATCCAAGCTCTTTTGCAATATCTCGCTGGCTTGCGCCTTTCTCTACTCGGCTGACTACTGCTTTCTGCCTTTCGGTTTTGCAAAACTGTAATAGGCTCATGCCTACCCCCCCAGTTTGCTGTACTCCGAATTTTGAGGCTTTGTGAGTTTGACCCCCAAGTCAATGCACCATGCCTCTACTTGTTGCATGAAGTATAGCATTTCTCCCCTGTCCAGCGTCGAAGTGCCGCGAACCTGCGCGGGTATGGTCGTATTGCCAACCTCTACGTCTTCGGTGCCGAGAAATTTGTACTTAAGCATCAGCTTCAAATCGTCCTCAGTACCCGTAAACCCGCCGCGCTTTTTGAAGTGTCGCGTCATGTCCCTGACCCACACATGGAATAGGTCGTTTTGACTCAGCGAGCGGCGCGGCTTGTACTCCTTCACCTGCCACGAGACTGGCTTATCCCAGCACCACTCTTGTTCTAAAAAGGTCTGAAACGCCTTGATGCGGTCTTTGATTTCAATGGGGTCTTTGATTAGCCAGAACTCTCCCATCATCGCGTAACCCTCTCGCCCTCAAACGTCACGTATTGACCATACTTCTCGAGGCATGACTGCCTAAAGCGTTCGCTCTTCATGAAGTCGTGGGTCAGGTCGTCTAACTGAGTCCACTGCTTCATCGGCTTTGTACCGCTCTGCTCGTACTCTTTCTGTGCGAATGGACTACCGCCCTTTTGGTTAGCCCTTGATAGCCAGCTTTGACAAAATCTCGGCATTCCTTTGACTGTTTTGATGCGGGCAGGGTTGGCCTCTAACCACGTCGCCATTACATTTAGTTCAGCAAATATGTCTACCTCAGGAAAAGCATGTTGCCAGCTTAGTATTTGCTCGTCTGTTGGTTGCCAGTCTGTGCCGTTTTTGCAAATCATGCGAGCCACCTGATTTCATTTTTATCAATCATGTACATCGGCTCTATGTCATCAGGCAGAGCCTTTCGCCCTTTTTGCGTACCGCCAGCAATCTTTAGCTTTGCCTCGCAGTCAGACCATGCACCGCCGCCATGTACCTTAGCAAATCCAATTTGTGCGTTATGACGAAACACGAGGAAAAACGGCTTGCCTGTTTCCTGCGCTAAATTGCATCCCTCTAAATACTTAGGCACGTTAAGACCTAAAAACAAACTTTTCTTGTAGTCCTTTACCTCGGCCCATGCCGCAACTTCTGCATCGCGATAAAGCACTGCGTCGATGCGATACTTGCCGCCGTTACCTAACTTGTGCCAATTGCATTTAAAAGTTTTTGCAAACAAATCTAGAATCTCTGCCTCATTCGACAGGTCTTGCGCTGTTTCTCTAAGCATTACCCTTCTCCTTTTTTTAGACAATAGGGGTCATTAGAGGCGGTTGTTGCCCTATACAAGTATCCTAGCTAGTCCGTCATTCCTACAGTATCAGTGCAGATAATTAACGGCTCTGCCAGACCGCGCCCTTACTATATGGCAACATAACCACTGTTCGTCCCCGCCTCTAAAGGTCGTAGGAATGATTCGGCTTTCTTGAGCGACTGCACCTGAGACAGCACTATTTGACTAGGCTCGACTAGGCACTCTTTTGAATGGGATAGGTGAGATAGGTGTACAGACAGCTAGATTGCTGTACAATTCTTCCTATCCTCTGAGTGCAATCTAAGGATGCCACATGCGCTAACCCTTCCGCAAGTGGTCTGCCCCGTTTCCTCAACGGGGCTTTTTTTTACCTCCCTAACTTCTCAAACTCATCGAGAGACACATTCAGCCGACTAGCCAACTGCACTACACGACTAAACTTCATGTCGTCTTTGTGCCGCCATCGGCATACCTGTACAGGCGTAACGCCGAACTCCCTTGCCAGTTCGTCATTGCTAACACCTGCGAGCGCCTGCGCTTTCTTGAGCGCCTTGCCTACATCAGAAGGGCAAGTCATCTTCAAACTCCTGACTAGGTGCTAATGATTGCTTTGCCTGTTGCATACCCTTGTTATGCACCTCATCCTTTGGCTTAGTGCTGAGTTTCATGTAAGTATTGCCGTTCTTGTCTTTGGCTAACCATGCGTTAAGCCAGTGGTCGGCACCATCGCCATTCATGTAACTGCCCTTGTAATCAGGGTCAGTGTCTTTTTCTTTGCGGTCGTTCTTAAACAAAACGCCTC